TTCAAAATCAAGTTCGAGCAGATCCCGAATTGCCCTTTACCGTGTAAGTTTTGGGAATTAGAAATCATAGCAAAATACAATAAAAATTTTAGAAAATAGAGGAAAAACAACATGACACAACAACAATTTAACAACTTTGAACGCGAATACGACTGGAATGACACTATCCAAAAAGACGCTGAATTCACCTTGCTGCCTGAAGGCCTATACAATTTCACAGTTAAGAGCTACGATCGTGGACGTCACACGCCAAATCCACAGAAACCAGGTAAATTGCCAGCATGTAACAAGGCGACTGTTCATATTCAAATCGTTGCAAATGAAGGTGAAACAGAATTGCGCCACAACTTATTCTTGCATAGCTCAACTGAAGGTATGTTATCAGCGTTCTTTGGTGCTATCGGTCAAAAACGTAAAGGTGAACCGCTTCGTATGGATTGGAATGCTATCGTAGGAAAAACTGGTGTATGTAAGGTAGGAATCCGTGAATACAACAACAATAAATACAATGAAGTTAAAGGTATGATCTACGCTGAAGATGTTGATTACACAAAAGTATTGAACCAACAAGTAGGACAAGCTCCACAACCTAGCTACCAACAACCGCAGCAGAACTTTGGACAACAACCACAAGGACAAGCTGGATACCAAGCCGGGCAATTCTAGGAGGTAAGGGATGCAATTAAGACCTTATCAACAGGAAGCACGGGAAGCTGTTCAGGCTGAATGGGCTAAAGGTCGCAAGCGCACGCTCTTAGTATTACCTACCGGTTGTGGAAAGACAATCGTCTTTTCCAAAATTATTGAAGACCAAGTGAAAGAGGGCAAGCGTGTGCTTGTCCTTGCTCATAGGTCCGAATTACTGGAACAGGCAAGCGATAAGCTTAAGACTGCGACAGGATTAGGAACAGCTTTAGAGAAAGCCGAAAATACCTCTATTGGCTCCTGGTATCGAGTAGTCGTCGGTTCTGTTCAGACTATGCAGAGAGAGAAACGACTTAGTCAATTCCCACCGGATTGGTTCGATACGATTGTTGTCGATGAAGCCCATCACGCTATTTCAGATGGTTATCAACGTGTGCTTGGTTATTTTGAACAATCGAATGTACTGGGAGTGACTGCCACACCAGACCGTGGAGATATGAAGAATCTAGGTTCTTACTTCGATAGCTTGGCTTATGAGTATTCGCTAGTTCAAGCTATTCAAGAAGGATATCTATCTAAAATCAAGGCTCTAACAATTCCGCTTAGCTTGGATTTGTCAAATGTTAGTATGTCAGCGGGTGATTTCAAAGCGAGCGATGTCGGGACGGCATTAGATCCATACCTGGAGCAGATAGCGGACGAAATGGCCAAGCAATGCGCTAACCGTAAAACAGTTGTATTCTTACCCTTGGTTAAGACCTCGCAGAAGTTTCGCGACATCTTAAACGCAAAAGGTTTTCGTGCTGCTGAAGTAAATGGAGAGTCCAAGGATCGTGCGGAAATTTTAGAAGACTTCGAGAATGACCGATACAACGTTCTTTGCAACTCTATGTTGCTAACAGAAGGTTGGGATTGCCCGTCAGTAGACTGCGTAGTCGTGCTAAGACCAACTAAAGTACGTGCCTTGTATAGTCAGATGGTGGGGCGTGGGACTCGCTTGCATCCAGGGAAAGAAGAATTACTCTTACTTGACTTCCTCTGGCACACCGAACGCCACGAGCTATGTCGACCAGCTCATTTAATTTGTGAAAGTCCTGAAGTGACTAAAAAGATGGTCGAAAACATGGAAGAAGAAACGGGCGTCGTGATTGACCTTGAGCAGATGGAAGTCAAGAGCGCTGAAGACGTCGTGGCAGAACGTGAAGAAGCCCTTGCGAAACAACTTGCTGAAATGAGAAAACGGAAACGAAAACTTGTTGATCCGCTTCAATTTGAAATGTCAATCCATGCTGAAGACTTATCGAGTTATGTCCCTAACTTTGGTTATGAAATGTTACCTCCAACAGAGAAACAACTAAAAGCATTAGAAAAGCACGGTATTTTTACAGACGAAGTTGGGAATGCCGGAAAAGCTAGCCTCTTGTTAGACAGACTAAATAAAAGACAAAATGAAGGCTTGACAACACCTAAACAAATTAGATTCTTAGAAAATAAAGGCTTTCGAAATGTTGGTATGTGGAGTTTTGAAGCAGCAAGCAAACTTATAAATAGAATTGCCGCTAACGGTTGGAGAATACCAAGAAGTATAGAACCGTCGGTTTTTGTACCAGAATAGAGGTGAAAAAATGCCCAAAATGATAGATCTGACAAATAGAGTTTTTGGAAAATTAACAGTTTTGAATGTGTTTGAACGGCGCAATAAATATATATATTGGTTATGCAGTTGTGAATGTGGAAAACAAAAATACATTAGAAGCGATCATATTCGAAATAAAAAAATAAAATCTTGCGGATGTTTTGAAGAAGAATCGCGAAAAAAGGGCAATAACAGAAGCCATAATTTGTCAAAAACGCGCCTTTTTAAAATTCATCAAGGGATGAAAAAACGTTGTTATAACGAAAAATGCAAGGCTTATAAAAATTATGGTGGCCGTGGTATCTCAATTTGTTCAGAATGGCTAAATGATTTCGTATCTTTCTATAACTGGGCTTTAACTCACGGGTATGCTGATAACTTGTCAATCGATAGAATCGATGTGAACGGGAATTATGAGCCCTCGAATTGTCGATGGGTGGACGCTAAAACTCAAGCAAATAACAGAAGAAACAATAAAAAAGAAAGGGTAAAATGAACAACGAAAGAGAATTTGACTTGTTGCCATTATTAGAGCATATCAACCCGGCCGTTTTATCCTATCAAGAATGGATAAACGTCGGGATGGCTCTAAAACATGAAGGATATACCGCGTCGGATTGGGATAATTGGTCGCAAAATGATAGCCGGTATCGTAAATTTGAGTGTTTTAAGAAGTGGGATACTTTCAACGAACAAGCGGGCTCGATTGTAACTGGTGGGACAATCGTCCAACTTGCAAAAGATCACGGGTGGGTGAACCCGTACTCGAGCGATAGCGAGGGGGCTCACGAATTAGACTGGAACGATACCATCGACAGAGATTATCGGGTTATCGATAAAAACTGGATTGAGGGTAAAGAGATTCATGAGCCTACAATTTGGAATCCGGTCCAAGAAATTATCCGATACCTCGAGGCCTTATTTGAATCGTCTGAAAATGTCGGATACGTCACGGAAAGCTATCCAAAAGTAAACGACGAAACGGGCGAAATTGAAAAATGGCTGCCAACTAAGGGAGCTTATGACCGTACTGCTGGACAATTGATTGAAGCACTTAGCAAATGTAATGGCGATATTGGAGCTGTTCTCGGTGATTACCACGAAGAAGCTGGTGCATGGGTTCGTTTCAATCCCATGGATGGCAAGGGCGCCAAGAATGAAAACGTGACAGATTTCAGATACGCCCTGGTTGAGTCTGACAGCATGCCAATCGATAAGCAAAACGCAATCTATAAAGAACTTGAATTGCCGATTGTCGCTTTGGTTCACAGCGGAAACAAGTCGCTACACGCTATCGTTAAGGTAGATGCTAAGAATTACGAAGAGTATCGTAATCGTGTCGATTATCTTTATAAGATTTGTCAGAAGAACGGAATCATCGTCGATACGCAGAACCGAAATCCAAGCAGACTATCACGCATGCCAGGATTCATTCGCAATGGCCAAAAGCAATTCTTAGTAGATACGAATATCGGTAAGGCTGATTGGGATGAATGGTATCAATACATCGAAGACTTGAACGATGATTTGCCTGATCCTGAATCTCTTTCAGATAGCTGGGATAACTTGCCAGAGTTAGCTCCTGAGTTGATTAAAGGAGTTCTTCGCCAAGGTCACAAAATGCTGATTGCCGGACCGTCGAAAGCTGGTAAATCATTCGCTTTGATTGAAATGTCAATCGCCATTGCTGAAGGTAAGAAGTGGCTCGGTTGGGATTGCACACAGGGGCGAGTATTGTACGTCAACCTGGAGCTAGACCGTCCGTCTGCCTTGCATCGTTTCCGTGATGTTTATCAAGCGATGGGATTGGCACCGCAGAATATCAACAACATCGATATTTGGAATCTTCGTGGGAAGACCGTACCGATGGACAAGCTGGCGCCTAAGCTCATCCGTCGAGCTTTGAAAAAGAACTATATCGCAGTCATCATCGACCCGATTTACAAAGTGTTGACGGGAGACGAGAATAGTGCAGACCAGATGGCACACTTTACCAATCAATTCGATAAGGTAGCCACAGAGCTGGGTTGCTCAGTTATCTACTGCCACCACCACTCAAAAGGCTCACAAGGTGGCAAGAAGTCTA